AAGGGCTACGACATGGTTCGACGCGGTACGCCCTCATGTATACAAGGAGAAACACCGATCGATTTTCTGAACAAGATTCAGAAGGTCGCGTACAAGCTGAATCCGTTTACTGTAGAGGTCGCTAAGACCCTTATGGACCGACAGATACAGGTCGGTAAGTTTGTCCCTGTAGTGGAGATGCCACTGCCACCTAAGCCTATAGACATCGCTGAGAACTATGAATCTCGGAAGGACTATAGGCGGCGTGCGGCAGAGGTCATGAACGTCAACGCCAGTGCGTTTCAGAAGTCGTGTCGTACACGGATGACCATGAATGCCGTCGAGGTATTTAAGGATAAAGACAAGTTCTACTGTCCGTGGTCGTTTTGTTACCGCTCGCGGGTTTACCCGATCCCCGCGTTCTTGACACCACAAGACACTGACTTCGGTAAGTCATTACTTAAGTTCCACAAAAAAGCTTTTGTAACGCCTGAAGCTGAAGTGTGGTTAGCTTTCCAGGTAGCTACTTGTTATGGGCTTGACAAGGCACCTATGTCTGAACGAATCCAATGGGTAGCTGACAACAAATCACTTATCACACGTGTCGCTGAAGACCCTATCGACAACTTACCTGATTGGGAAGTTGCTGATGAACCTTGGCAGTTTCTTGCAGCTTGTGAGGAATACTACGCATGTGTCATTGATTGTAATCGTCAACATACAAACTTGATGGTTGCGACTGATGCTACATGTAGTGGTCTACAAATACTTGCAGGTTTAGCACGTGATGAATCAACTGCTCGGCTAGTTAACGTTGTACCGAGTGACGCACCACAAGATGCGTATAAGGTTATTGCTGAAGAAGCAAAACCAAACGTACCTGACTGTGTAAAACCATACATGGACAGGAAAACAACAAAGCGCACAGTCATGACCGTGCCATACAATGCCAAACCGTTTTCTAACAGGTCTTACATTCGTGATGCTTTGCTAGAAAAAGGATTTGTAATTGATAAAGAGGATTTAACTGCAACTGTTAAAGCAGTCAGGGATGCAATGCATGTCATTGTACCAGGTCCTATGCGTGTCATGAGGTGGATTGAACAAGAAGTTGCTGCTGCCATTGATCGCGGTGCTACTGAACTGCAATGGGTCACACCATCAGGTTTTATAGTTACACAGCGTCTTATGAAGAAAGAAATCAAGCGGATTGAACTTAAACTGCTTGGTAGATGTCGAGTCAACGTTGCCACTGGTGAAGGTGACAAGGTTGACAGAGCACATCATAAAAATGCAACAGCTCCTAATTTGATCCACAGCCTAGAAGCAAGCCTTTTGTGTCTTACTGCGCTACGGTTTGATGCTCCAATAGCACTCATACATGACTCTGTGTTGTGTAGAGCAACTGACATGTCAATTCTTTCGGCAATTGTCCGTGAGACTTACATGCATTTGTTTGCGGAGAATGATTACCTCACCTGTTTCGCCAAACAGATTGGTGCAGAAACAGATCCACCTATCATTGGTGACCTTGAACCGTCAACAGTGATTGATTCCACCTATTTTTTTTGTTAATGTCTAAAAAGATCCTGAAAACTGCTGAACCAGTTGTTCTTGAAGGTTTCCAAAACATCTTCCAAATTAGTCAATACGGTAACCATCAGCTCGAAGCAATTCTTGGTGATGACCTTGTTGACATCTTAGAGAACGACCGACTTGGTAGTCTTGAATGGGCTAAATCAAAAAGTAAAAAAGGCAACAACGCTCCTGTCAATGAAGAGCCTTGGAAGAAAGTTGCTGAAGGTAAGTACAAAGCACGCTTTACGTGGACACCTGACAAGATGCCTGTCGTTGTTGACACCGAGGGTACACCTGTCACTGACAAAAGTCTCACAATCATGAGTGGCAGTAAAGTCAAGCTAGCCTTTTGGCAAAAGCCTTATGCAATCCCCGCAGGGACTGTAGGGACTAAGCTTGTCTTAGAAGCTATTCAGCTTATCAGTGTATCTGATAGAGCTGGCACTGATGCAGGTGACATTGAAGACATGGATCCTGCTGAGATCTTTGGAACTACCAAAGGTTACAAGCAAAGCGAACCTAATGTCATTAGTGATGTAAACAATGACGATGCTATCGAAGATGACTTCTGATGGCATTTAGGTCCAGACTTGAAGAGAAAGTAGCGGACCTGTTGGTCGGCCTTAAAGTTAAGTATGAATACGAAAGCGTTAAGGTTGACTACATTATCTCACATTTGTATTGTCCTGACTTCGTTCTTCCAAACGGAGTACACCTAGAGTGTAAAGGATATTGGGATAGCAAAGACAGAAGGAAGATCAAAGCAGTCAAGAATCAACACCCTGAACTTGATCTACGCATGGTCTTCCAAGCACCGTTCAATACAATCTCTAAAAAATCTAAAACTACTTACGCTCAATACTGTGAAAAGTTGGGCATTCCATGGTGTTCTTACACCAACATTCCAATTAAATGGCTCATCTAGAAAATGAGTTTGTTCGACACACTGCGTGTCCGAACTGTGGATCATCAGATGCCAATGCACTGTACACAGACGGACACACTTTCTGTCACAAATGCCACCACCGAACACATGGTGATGGTCAAGAATCCTTTCACCCACCAACAATGAACGATGTTGAACTTAAAGGTACAGCCACCAGACTACCTTCACGACGCATCAGTGAAAAAACTACCGAGCTGTTCAAAACCTACAAGGATGGACAGATTCTACGTCACTACTATTATGATGTGGATGGAAGGCTTGTTGGGTCTAAGGTAAGGACAAAGGGTAAAGACTTTCGCTGTGAAGGTGAGGTCAAAACTTTGTATGGTATGCAGAACTTTCGTCACAAGACGACTAGGCAAACCACAAAGCTTGTCATTACAGAAGGTGAGATGGATGCAATGTCTGTATGGGAGTCACAACCAAAATGGGATGTGGTCTCCATACCGAACGGTGCTTCATGTGCAAAAAAGGCAATCCAAAATAACTATGAATGGATTGCTTATTATGACAAGGTTGTCCTTTTCTTTGACAACGATGAGGCGGGCCGTAACGGCGCTAAAGAAGCTGCCAGTGTATTACCACCTGGCAAGGTGTTCATCGGCTTTCTAGACGATTACAAGGATGCCTCAGAGGCTTTAGCTGCAGGTGATGCAGAAGCTGTAAGAGCTATTTGTAATTACGAACATCAACAATACACACCTGATGGCATTGTTGACGCAAAAGACCTGCTAGAAATTGTTACAACTCCTTCACCCCCGTCAGACCATGACTACCCCTTTCAAGGATTACAAACAAAACTTCACGGGATCAGGTTTGGAGAACTTACAACAATTACTGCGGGGTCTGGCATCGGAAAAAGCTCCTTCTGTCGTCAGCTTGCAACTAACCTTCTTAATACAGGAGAAAGGGTCGGTTACCTGGCACTTGAAGAATCCAACCGCCGTACTGCTCTCGGACTCATGTCATCAGCAGTCGGACAGTCCCTCCACATTGGAGAACACAGCAAAAGAGATTTAACAGAACACTTTGATAAAACTATTTCTAAGTGGAACCTTCATCTCTTTGATGGTTTCGGTTCTTACGATCCCGATCACATTTATAACCGTATTGAGTACATGGCAGCGGGGTTAGAAACCCGTGTTGTATTCCTTGATCACCTCAGCATTCTTTTGTCTGGTTTAGACGGAGACGAACGCCGGATGCTGGACATCACTATGACCCGGCTCCGCAGTCTTGTGGAGAGGACTGGTATTGCCATGTTCCTTGTGTCGCATTTACGACGTACTACTAATGACAAATCACACGAAGAAGGAGGTCGAGTCACGCTTGGACAACTTAGAGGATCCGCTGCGATTGCTCAACTTAGCGACTCTTGCATTGCGCTCGAAAGAGACCAACAGAGCGGATCTAAATCAGCTCTTACAACAGTGCGAGTCCTTAAGAATAGATATTCTGGCGAAACTGGCATCGCCTGTACTTTAGATTACGACTTATCTACCTGTAAATTTAATGAAACTGAGTCTACCCCAGACTTCTATCCAACAGATACGACTTCTTGGACCGCCTAATCCACCAACAAAGGAGATGGTTAAACGCGCACAATTTGTAGACAAAACCTATGTCTGGAAACACACTAGTGTTCGATCTGGAAAGCAACGGACTACTGAATGATGTTACCTGCATCCACTGCCTTGTTATCTATGAACAAGAAACTGATCAAACGATTGTTTACAACGATCAAGGGACTGCTGAACCAATTACACGTGGTGTTCAACGGCTTGAAGATTGTGAAATCCTTGCCGGTCACAATGTCCTCGGTTATGACATCCCCTGTCTTCAAAAAATTTACCCGTGGTTCACACCAACCGCCTTGGTTGTAGACACATTACTTTTGTCACGTCTGTATCATACAGACATGTTAAAAGTTGACCAAAAACGTAACTGGAACAAGATGCCAGGCCAGATGTATGGCCGTCACTCTTTAGAAAGTTACGGCTATCGATTGTCTGAGTACAAAGGGTGTTTTGGGAAAAGCACTGATTGGCAAGAGTGGTCACAAGAAATGCAAGATTACTGTGTACAAGACGTCAATGTAACTAAAAAGTTATGCGACCATTTCCAACGCTACCTGGATGGATCCTACTGGAACACCAAGTAGCAAAAATACTCACACAACAAGAACTACATGGATGGTACTTTGATTCAATCGCTGCATGGAAACTTGCATCAACTCTCAGAAAAGAGCTTGAACAAACTATTGTTGTACTATGCAACCGGCATACTTTCGTTGCAGGATCGCGATTTACTCCTAAGCGAAATAACAAGACCGCAGGTTATGTGCAGGGGACTGGTTTAACCGAAACACATGAACATTGCGGTGAACCTACTGAAATTGAACAATGTTCATTTACTAAACTAAAAGAGTTAAACCCGACCTCTCGCGATCATATTTCATGGATCCTGCAAACATTTCATGGCTGGAATCCCACCCAGAAGACACCTACTGGGAAGCCCATTATCGACGAAGTAATTCTCAAGGATATTGGGACAGATGTAGCCCTGGCTTTTCTGAAATGTCTAGATATTACGAAGAAATTGGGGATGATCTCGGAAGGCGGGAACGCATGGCTGAAGCTATGTACGACTGCTAATCGAATACATCACCATTGTTCTGTTGCTACTAATACTCATAGAGCAAGTCACAGAAAGCCAAATTTAAGTCAAGTACCTAGTGATCATGAATTCAGAGAACTATTTATTCCAACGCCTGGTCAAGTTATGGTGGGTGCCGATCTTAGCGGCATCGAGTTACGGATGCTCGCTCACTACCTCGCAAAATATGATGCGGGACGCTATGCGGACATTCTCCTCAACGGAGACATCCATCAAGTCAACGCAGACAAGATTGGAATCAGCAGGCGCGAAGTTAAAACAGTCACTTACGCCTTCCTTTATGGAGCAGGTGACGCCAAAATTGGACATTCCTTTGACTCTTCCTTAAATGATATCGATGCTAAATCCAAAGGTGAAGAGATCAGAGAAGCGTTTGTTTCTGCTATTGACGGCCTTTCTGAACTTCTCAAGTCTATTAAAAGGTCTAGTCAAAAAGGCTACATAAAATCTATAGACGGCAGGCAAATTAAAGTAGACAGCCGACACAAAGCTTTGAACTATCTGCTCCAGTCAGGGGCTGGTGTCATTGCAAAACGGTGGATGCTTATCAATCAACAAACTATTCAATCTACAAAGTTGTGCTGTGCACAGCTTGCTTTCATACATGACGAACTCCAATTCGAGTGCCACCCCGACCATGCAACAGACCTATCAACATCCTTGGTATTCAGCGCAGCAGCCGCTGGAGAATACTACAACCTCAGAGTCCCCATCGCAGCCGAAGCCAAGCAAGGATACAGTTGGGCTGACGTTCATTGATCCATATCAATGGGCTATTGGCATCTTTGAAGGTGAAGGTTGTCTTTCTTATAGCAAAACAGAGGACAAATGGCAGATGGAAGTTGTAATGACTGACATGGATGTGTTGTGGTCTTTTTATGAAGCAATTGGTTGTGTAGGAAACCTGTCTGGATTGCAAAGAGGTCCATCACGTCCTGCACACTGGAAATCTTTTGGCAGATGGCGTACTGCTAAACGTCAACTGATACACGACCTTGTTCTTAAATTTTACCCTTACATGCATGAACGTCGTCGTGCCAAGTTTGATGAGTTCCTTACTTGGTACTACAAGAAATGAAACTTCTTATTGACGCTGACTTCATTGTATACAAGTGCTGTGCTGCATCAGAGGATGAGATTGACTGGGGTGATGATGTGATTACCGTTGTCAGTAAGTTCAGTGAAGCTTACCGTGCCGTCGAACGTGACATCAAAAAGATCACGTCTGAATTCATGGATAGTGAGCCTGTACTCTTCTTTAGTGACTCTAAAAATTTCAGGAAAAAAATATATCCTGATTATAAAGGTCACAGAAATCGTAAGAAGCCCTGTGGTTATCGTCGAGTAATTTCTGAACTCGACAAAACATACAAGGTTATCCGACTACCAGAACTAGAAGCTGATGATGCCATGGGTATCTACGCAACGTTTGAGCCGGGTAACGTTATCGTCAGTCCTGATAAGGACATGCGACAGATCCCTGGCAAACTTTACGACCTCAAAGAAACTGTAAACATCACAGAAAAAGAGGGTATGCGTTGGCATTTAATTCAGACAATGGCAGGAGACCAGACCGATGGCTACTCCGGCGTACCTGGAATTGGTGTTAAACGTGCTGTCGATCTACTTGAGAAAGACGGCTACACATGGGACACAGTTGTCAAAGCATTTAAGTCCAAAGAATTGGATGAAGACACTGCATTGATGAACGCTCGTCTCGCAAAAATCTTACAGCACACCGATTATGATGCAGCCGAACGAAGAGTCATTCCCTGGCATCCCACCGCCACCAGTCACTGAGTTAACAATGGAGCAAGAGTTTAAGCTCCGACGAATGGATGATCTTTTACCAAAGGCAAACAAAGAAGACATCATTACATTACTGATGGCATTACAGCGTCAGAACTTCTGCCTTTGCAACACTGTCAGCAACTTAGTACAACAATGGCCCATTTCTCACCCGCTTACTACACAAGCGGTTCCATGGCAACGTGGGACTTTATACGAGACCAAGGACTGAACTATCACCTTGGTTGTGCTCTTAAATATATCGTCCGTGCTGGTCATAAAGACAGCAAAGAGCAGGACCTAAAGAAAGCAATCCACTACTTACAGAATGAACTCGACAACACCCTTCTTGAATCACCTAACGTTGATGGATCAAGCCGACCAGTTCCGCTCAGCGTATATGTTGATGAGTGGGAAGACAGTAAAGGGCGTTCAGAAAGCTTTGATCGATGAGGAGTGGTCAGAGTTTCACGAAGCATTTCATTTTAAAGATGATTGTGAGCAGCTCAAAGAATTAGCGGACCTTGTGTATGTCTGCTACCAAATGGCTGCTAGCCAAGAATGGGATCTAGACGAAGCAATGCGTAGGGTCCACAAATCAAATATGTCGAAGCTTGGAGAAGACGGTAAGCCCATCTACAGAGCTGATGGCAAGGTTCTAAAAGGACCTAACTATAAAGAACCAACACTTACTGATCTTATTTAATTAATGACCACCTCTTACATTTCACGTACTGGACGTGTACAATCTTGGCTCGACAACCCTGAGTCAAGGCTTCCAGTTAGCTGCACAGTATTTGTAGTACAAGACTCAATGGAGGGTCCTGATGGAATCGAAGCAAGCTGGAGA